GCCACCGACAGTTCACATTCTTCATTCTGAAGTACGATTTATGGATGGGGCTAGAATTCCCTGGGCAAATCGTGTAACGAATCTTGCAAATAATGATGAGTATCGTCATACGGTATCTCTGGCTGCTGCGGCCTACGCCGCAAAAGGCCATAAAGTATTGGTAGTAAGCGATCGAGTGCATTTTTTGAAAGCATGCGCCGAAAGGGTCGGAGAAGAAGCAATTTGTGTTACGGGTGAGGTTTCACATGAGGATAGAGAAAAGTATATGTCTGAAATAAGAAGTGGTAAAAAGAAAATACTCTTTGGAACTCAGGCAATATTCTCAGAAGGAATCTCACTCAACAATTTAAGTTGCCTCATACTCGGTACACCAATTAACAATGAGCCTCTTCTTACTCAATTGATTGGTAGAGTGATACGAAAAGAAGAAAATAAAAGAGACCCAGTGATTGTAGATATACATCTAAAAGGAAATACTGCAAAAAGACAGGCTTCTACTAGGATGGGACACTACATGAAGCAGGGATACCAGATAAAACAACTATAAAAAAATAGTTCTTGACACGAAGGTTAATTTTTAGTATAATATATGTTCTTATTTGACTGGCCGAAAATCTACGACAGCTCCAAGGGGAGTGTGGTCGAGGTAGTACGAATCTTTCGCATGATTGTTGAAAAACAAGTGCCGAAAAATAAGTATGATCCAATATATAGATATTCGCAGATAGACTTTTCTGGGATGAGTTTCATGCTACATCCTGATGTTCTTCTCTACCATGCATATAAGTACCGTCATCGTGAAGTTGCGCAGTACATAAGTTTGTGCGCTCTACGATCAGCAGCAGATTTTATCGCGACACAAAGCCCAACCCTTGATATGGTTTTGATGCCGGGATTAAATCCAGAACAAATACTAGACCAAAACAGGCTACTTCGAGTAGACAGCAATGAACATGTTCATTTTCGCTACGAAGAAGTCAATCCAAAGGAGATACACTAATGGCTATTCAATTTAATCAGCACAAAGGTGCTGCACAGAAATCAAGCATCACTAGCTTTCAATATAAAGATGGTGATAACAGTTTTAGACTTGTCGGAGATATTCTTGCCCGATATGTTTACTGGATAAAAGGCGAGAACGATAAAAACATTCCTTTAGAGTGCTTATCTTTTGATCGCAACAAAGAAGCGTTTAACAATAAAGAAAGAGACTGGGTAAGAGAGTATTATCCTGATCTAAAATGTGGCTGGAGCTATGCGACTCAATGCATTGACAATGGTCAAGTTAAAGTTGTAAACCTCAAGAAAAAGTTGTGGGAACAAATTATTACTGCAGCAGAGGATTTAGGAGATCCTACTGATGTAGAAACTGGATGGGATGTTCAGTTTAAGAGAGTCAAAACTGGCCCTCTTCCTTACAATGTAGAGTATCAATTACAGGCTCTTAAGTGTAAGACTCGCGCTCTTTCAGAAGACGAATTAGAACTAATAGCAGATCTGAAGTCTATGGATGAAGTAATGCCTCGTCCAACTCCAGACGCACAAAAAGAGTTATTAGATCGTGTACGCGATAATGGCTCAGAAGAGATTGATGAAACACTAGAAGATGAGTTTAACGTAGCGTGATATTATTTACTGCCGACTGGCATATAAAACTTGGACAAAAGAATGTGCCAGTCGAGTGGGCGATAAAACGATATAACGAATTTTTTGATCAAGTTCACAAACAGGCGTCTACCTGTGATATGCACATCATAGGAGGCGACCTGTTTGATCGTATTCCAACAATGGAGGAGTTAGCTTTATATTTTTCTTTTATAAGAAATGTAAAGAAACCTACACTTATTTTTGATGGAAACCATGAAGCAACTCGTAAAAATCGTACCTTTTTCTCTCAACTAAAACAACCTACAAGAGATATAAATCCTCTTGTAAATGTGGTGGACATTTCTTATGTTGATGAAGATTTAGGATTCGGAGTATTACCATATGCTGACCTTCATAGAAAAGGTAGTATTGAGCATTTCGATATCAGTAAGCCTTTATTTACTCATGTTAGGGGCGAAATACCTCCTCATGTGAAACCAGAGGTAGACTTAGAAAGATTTGATGACTTTCCTGTAGTATTTGCAGGAGATTTACACGCTCATAGTAATACTCAAAGAAATATCGTATATCCAGGAAGTCCAATGACCACCTCATTTCATAGACATGAAGTTGAAACGGGGTATCTGCTTATCAATCCAAAAGATTGGAGCTGGAATTGGTGGCCTTTTACTTTACCACAGTTGATAAGAAAAACTGTAACAAAGTCTGAGGATATGGTTCCTACTACATATCATCACACTATTTATGAGATAGAAGGTGATATACAAGAGTTAGCAAATGTAGAAAACTCTGAACTACTTGATAAGAAAGTAGTAAAAAGAAATACAGAAACATCTCTTGTTATTGAAAAAGACATGTCACTAGAAGATGAACTAGTAGAATATCTAAGGTATATTTTAGAAATACCGGACGAACAAATCTTTAATATTTTAGGAACGTATAATGATTACGCTCAAACAGCTCAAATGGAATAATTGTTTCAGTTATGGTTCGGATAATCAACTAGATTTATCGGATAATACTGTAACACAAATTATTGGAACTAACGGTATGGGCAAATCGTCCATACCGTTAATTATTGAAGAGATTCTCTACAATAAAAATTCAAAAGGAATAAAGAAAGCCGACATACCAAATAGGTATATAAATGACGGCTATAATATCTTTTTATCTTTTGAAAAAGACGGAAGTAACTATGAAATTAGTGTAGATCGTAAAAGCAGTATAAAAGTAAAACTAGAAAAAGATGGAGAAGATATTTCTAGTCATACTGCTACAAATACATACAAAACAATTCAAGAAATACTTGGTATTGATTTTAAAACTTTTTCACAGCTTGTATATCAAAACACAAATGCAAGTTTACAGTTCTTGACTGCAACAGATACAAATAGAAAAAAGTTTTTAATTGACTTATTACACCTTGATGAGTATGTAATTTTATTTGAAGTATTCAAAGAAGCTTCAAGAGAGTCTTCAAATAAGGTAATAGAATTAACATCAGAAATTAATACCATTGAAAAATGGTTAAATACAAATAAATTAGAGAGTACCAATATACTTCCTATGTTAAATTTAGAAATAAATACGGAAGAAGAAGAGAAAGAGTTCCGTTCTCTCTCAATAGAACTTGAAAATATTTCTGAAAAAAATAAAAAAATTCTAACAAATAATCAGTATAAAGAACTATTGAGTAAAATAAATCTTGATGAAATAACTTCAATAGAAATTAGTGAAAAAGAATCTTACGATGAGTATCAAAAAGAGGCCGGACAGTTAGATGCTGCAATGAAAGCATCAAGAAGAATGCTAGAAAAACTGGAAAAGCTTGGAGATGTATGTCCCACCTGTGAGCAGGAGGTAGATACTGAATTTAAAGACAATCTTATAAATGAAGAAACAGCTTTGTTAGCTTCTATGGATATTAGAAAAAGAACTAATGAAAAACTGATTACTAGAATTAAAAGAAACAATGCTTTATTTGACAAAAAACAAAAAACACAAAAGGAGTGGGAGGAGCTATATAGAAGTATAGATAAAACTTTACCTCGAGAAACAATAAATAAAGCAGAGTTAGAAGTAAAAATACAAGAAGTAAAAACAAAACTATTAGAAGCAAAACAAGAAATAGAAAAAATAGCAAAAGAAAACGAAAAGAGAACAAAAAGTAATACAAGAATAGAAATAATACAAAATCAAACAGATGGGTTTATAGAAAAACTAAATACTGCTAAGGAAGTCTTGGATCAGCAAAGAGACTTAGATACTAATCTTGAAATACTAAAGAAAGCGTTTAGTACAAATGGTCTTCTTGCGTATAAAATAGAAAACTTAGTAAAAGAGTTAGAAGAGCTAACAAACACTTATCTTGCAGAACTTTCTGATGGTAGATTTACACTTGAGTTTATAGTATCAAACGATAAATTAAATGTACAAATTACAGATAATGAAAATATTGTTGATATTCTTGCACTATCCTCAGGAGAACTTGCAAGGGTAAATACAGCTACTTTAATAGCTATTCGTAAGTTAATGAGTAGTATTTCTAAATCAAGAATAAATATACTTTTTCTTGATGAAGTGATAAATGTTCTTGATGATAGTGGTAGAGAGAAAATGGTTGAGGTATTGCTTCAAGAAGATTTAAATACTTATGTAGTATCACATGGATGGACTCATCCTCTTCTTGAAAAAATCGAGGTTGTAAAAGACGGAAATGTGAGCAAACTAGAATGGTAGATTCAAGAGCGAAAGGAGCTAGAGGTGAGTATCTTGTAAGAGATATGCTACGAGAACATACAGGACATCAGTTCGAGAGAGTCCCTAGCTCTGGAGCACTTGAATACTTAAAAGGAGACTTATATGTGCCTCATGCAAAAAATAAATATTGCATTGAAGTAAAAAATTATGAGTCTTCTCCCCTCTCTGATAAAATATTTACAGCTCCAAAAACAAATAATTTAATAAAATGGTGGAAGAAACTAGTAATACAAGCAGAGGGAGGAAACCAACTTCCTATGTTATTTTTTAAGTATAATCGTTCGCCCGTATTTATAGTTACTCAAAGGGAGCCCGGATATCCAGAATATATGTATATATCTTTATTGGATTGCTATGTTTCTTTAGCTGAAGAGTGGTTAACAATGGAAAAAGTGGAGTTTTTAGATGGCATTTAATTTTACAGATAAATTAGTAAATGATGGAGACTGCACGTTAATTGTAGATGCTTTAAATCTTGCTTTTCGATGGAAACATCAAGGAAGAACAGATTTTAGATATGAGTATCAAAGAACAGTGCAATCTTTAGCAAAATCATATGATTGTAAAAATATTATAATCACAGCAGACCAAGGGTCTTCATCTTATAGAAAAGATATTAGTCCTGAGTATAAACAAAATAGAAAAGATAAATTCGCAGAACAGTCTGAACAAGAAAAAATGGAGTTTGAAGAATTTATATCCGAGTATGAAGCCACTTTAGAGTTGCTTCAAGAAGACTGTACTTTATTTAGATTTCGAGGAGTAGAAGCAGATGATATTGCAGCACATCTTGTAAAAAATCGAGATAAGTATGGTTTAGAATATATTTGGTTGATCTCTAGCGATAGAGACTGGGACTTACTAATTCAAGAAAATGTTGGAAGATTTTCATATGTTACTCGAAAAGAAGTAACACTTGAAAACTGGAAAGAACACTATGATGTAAGTCCTGAACAATACATATCTTTAAAATGTCTCACCGGAGATAAAGGAGACAATGTACCAGGAATACCAGGTATTGGGCCTAAAAGAGCTCTTGGACTTATAAAAGAATATGGCGATGCTCTAAGTGTTTATGATGCATGTCCTATTCCTGGAAAATATAAATATATTGAATCATTAAATGAAAACTATGAGCAAATACTTCAAAACTATGAGCTTATGGATTTAGTAACATATTGTGATGATGCAATAGGCACTGATAATATATCAGTAATAAGGGGTATAATGAATGCAGCTTAATTACAAAAGAGATAATTATCTTTCTGAGTTCAGTATTAAAACTCTGGAGGACAGATATTTAGTAGGAGAAGAAAAATCTCCACAAGATGCTTTTGCTCGTGCAGCTAGAACTTTTGCGGATGATGATGATCATGCTCAAAGATTATATGACTATGCGAGTAAACTATGGTTTATGTTTTCTACTCCCGTTCTTTCAAATGGAGGAACAACTAGAGGACTACCCATTAGTTGTTTTTTAAATTATGTAGACGATAGTAGAGAAGGAATTACTGATCACTATACTGAAAATGCTTTTCTATCTTCAGTAGGTGGTGGTGTTGGAGGATGCTGGAGCGGGGTTCGGAGTGTAGGCTCGAAAACGAGCAATGGCTCCGAAAGTACAGGTGTGATTCCTTTTATGAAGGTTGTGGATGCAGAGATGCTTGCTTTTTCTCAGGGGGTAACACGACGCGGAAGTTATGCTGCATATTTGGATATGTCACACCCTGAGATTGAGGAGTTTCTAGATGTACGAAAGCCAACTGGTGGGGACATTAATCGCAAATCTACTAATCTTCATCATGGTGTTGTGGTTTCTGACCTTTTTATGCAAATTATTGAAAACGCCACGAGAAGCGCTGGTTATGACGATAGTTGGGATCTTATTGATCCTCATAGTGGAAATGTGGTAAAAACCGTAAGTGCAAAAGCACTTTGGGTAAAACTTATTCAAAATCGTGTGGAAACGGGAGAACCGTATATTATGTTTGGAGATACTGTGGACGAAGCCGTGCCAGAGTATCAAAAAGAAATGGGACTCAAAGTGCGTCAATCAAATCTTTGTTCCGAAATTACACTGCCTACAAACAAAGACCGCACAGCGGTATGTTGCCTGTCAAGTGTAAATCTGGAAGAATATGATGAGTGGAAAGACAATGACCAGTTCATACCTGATCTTATTCGTATGCTTGATAATGTACTTGAGTATTTTGTAAATTATGCTCCAGATCAGCTACATCGTGCAAAATATAGTGCGAGTCAAGAGAGAAGTTTGGGGCTAGGTGCGATGGGATTTCATGCATATCTACAGCGTCATAATGTACCTTTTGAGAGTGCTATGGCGAAAAGTAGAAATATGCAGATGTTTTCACGCATTAAATCGGAGGCAGATCGTGCAACAAGACAATTGGCTGAAGAGCGAGGCCCGTGCCCTGATGGAAAGGCTTACGGTGTCCGTAACGCTCACCTTCTTGCTATTGCTCCTAACGCCAGTAGCAGTATTATCTGTGGTAATACTTCTCCTTCAATTGAGCCATA